AATAAGTCAAATGAGAGAAATGGTATTGTTGACTTTATGAACATCTTGAGAAAAATGGAATCATTTGGTATAATTGAATTTGATGTTGATGACATTGTCCGTTCTGGATTGGTCAAAGAGTATATCGTTGCAAAAATGGAAGCAGGTTTTTGATGTTTAATCATGTTGATATTGATTTTCCTCATCTTGAGAGGGAGACAATTGATGGGGTAAGGTATTACTCCGTTCCGGATGAAGAAGATCTACTTCGACTGGTCTCCATCACTTCGGTGACCAGTCATTTTAATAAGGAGATTTTTGTCAAATGGCGTAAAAAAGTTGGTAATGAAGAGGCTGATCGTATCACGAAAAAGGCAACAAGTCGTGGTACGGACATGCATACTCTTGTGGAACATCATCTGAAGAATGAAAGTATTCCAAATGTTCAACCCATTTCAGAGTTTCTTTTTAAAATTTCTAAACCAGAATTGAACAAGATTGATAATATTCATGCTCTGGAAAGTTCCCTATATAGTAAGCAACTTGGTATTGCTGGAACGGTTGATTGTATTGCCGAACATGAGGGTGAACTAGCAATAATTGATTTCAAAACGTCCAAGAAACCAAAACCACGAGAGTGGATCGATCACTATTTTGTACAGTGTATGGCATATGGTTGTATGCTGTACGAACTGACTGGTATTTCAGTCAAAAAACTTGTAATTATTATGGCTTGCGAAAATGGAGAATGCGTCGTCTATCAAGAACGAGACAAATCAAAATACATTAAACTTCTTACCCAATACATTAGAAAGTTTGTTGGAGATAAATTGGAGCTCTATGGAAACGAATAATGAATTAGAAAAAGTAATTGAAAAAAAATTTTTAACTCCATCAAAATTTGCGATGGAGATTGAAAACATTGTTGCCACAGAAAAAATTAATTATATTGATGCAATAGTACATTATTGCGAAATTAATGAACTTGAGATAGAATCTGTGACAAAGTTGGTGTCAAAACCACTGAAAGAGAAATTAAAGTGGGATGCGACTCAACTTAATTTTATGAAAAAAACATCGAGAGCAAAACTTCCTCTATGACCGTGACTCCCTTTGAAACCTATCAACATTATTTGTCACTCAAAAATCACTTCACAAATCCAAAATATGACTTCTTTCGTTATGGTGCTAAAACACGAGCTACCATAACGTCTTTTAATAAGAGGAAAGATAAGTATTGGTTTGAAAAGACTTCCAGAAAGTACTCTGATCAAGAAGTCGTTCAATTCCTTGTATCAAATTTTATTTCATCCGATAACCCACAAAACCTATGGATTGGAGAAATTATCAATTCTGGAGAAAGAAACTACGCCGAGTGGATGAAACGACAACAGAGTTTGAGTTACTTGTTCAAAGAACAAATGAACGAATTGTTATCGGAAAACAAATTAGAGAATGTTTTCAATTGCTCCAAAGGACATCCACTAATTCTAAAAAAATATTTGGCAGGTGAAGTAAGTATTGAAAATGTTGTTATTTGCGAAAAAATTTTTTCTTTTCGTGAAAAATTTGACAAAAAACTTGATGATCCTGTATGGGAAACCGTCAGTTTAAAAATCAAAAAATATTTACCTTTTCTAAATATTGATGTGTTCCATTACAAAAAACTTCTGAGGAAAATTGTAAATGAGTGAATTTTTTAATTCTGAAATTATTCAGGAAGAATTAACTAAAATCAATGATCTTCAAGAAGGATTATATTCCGATGCATCATCTTTTGGGATGATGAGTAATGAAGAGAAGTTAGAGCATATTGATATGATGATCGAACTTCTTGAAAAACAAAGGGTCATGTATACGAGATTATCTCTTTCTGATGATCCTGCTGCTATTGAAATGAAAGAAAATTTAAAAAAATCTGTAGTTCTGATGGGATTTCCACCAGGAACTGATATGAGTGTTCTCTTTTCCACCATGGAACAAACTGTCCAATCTCTCAAGGACTATATTGACGTCTGATAAAATTTTTTTAATAACTTGATTGTTATGTATGATTATTTAATCGTAGGTTCTGGATTATTTGGTTCTGTATTTGCAAGACTTGCGACAGATGTAGGTAAAAAATGTTTGATTGTTGAAAAAAGAAATTATATAGCAGGTAATTGTGCAACAGAAGAAATAGAAAGTATAAATGTTCAAAAATATGGAGCACATATCTTTCATACCAATAATAAAGTGGTTTGGAATTTTGCCCAAAGATTCACAGAATTTAATAATTTTGTAAATTCTCCCAAAGCTTTATCTCATGGTAAATTGTATTCACTGCCATTTAATATGAATACATTCTATGAATTATGGGGATCAATTACACCAGAAGATGCTAAGATAATTATTGAAAAACAAAAATTTATAGGAAATCCAACTAATCTTGAGGAACAAGCGTTATCACTTGTGGGAAAGGATATATATGAAAAATTAATTAAAGGATATACTGAAAAACAATGGGGTAGATCTCCAATTAATCTTCCATCATTCATTATTAAAAGAATTCCTTTAAGATTTATTTACGATAATAATTATTATAAAGAAACATATCAAGGATGTCCAAAAGGTGGTTATACTAAAATGTTTGGAAAAATTCTTGAAGGAATTGAAGTTAAATTAAACACTGATTATTTTTCTGATAGGGAATATTTTAACTCAATTGCAAAAAAAATTGTATATACTGGATGTATTGATGAATTTTTTGATTATGAATTTGGAGATTTAGAATATAGATCATTAAAATTTGATCATAAAATTTTAAATACTTCTAATTTTCAGGGAAATGCCATAATAAATTATTGTGACACTAGTGTAGATTATACAAGGTGTTTAGAGCATAAACATTTTGAAAAAATAAATTCAGAAAAAACTGTAATATCATACGAATATCCTGTGGAATATAAAAGAGGTATGATTCCTTTTTATCCAATTAATGATGATAGAAATCAAAAAATATATAAAAAATATAAAGATAAATCTAGTAAATTGACAAATTTTATATTTGGTGGTAGATTAAGTGAATATAAGTATCTTGATATGCATATTGTAATTGAATCTGCTATTAATAAATTTAAAAAAGAATTAAAATTATTATGAACTTTGGTTGTATTCACGTAGCTTGGAAGCATAGAGAAGCAACAAATCATGCTGTAAAGCAATTTAGAAAATATCATCCCAATAATCCATATACTTTGATTTCAGATAGAGGATTTGATTATTCTGAATTAGCAAATGAGTATAATTTAAATTACATTCATTCATATCTTAATTGTAATCCAAATAGACCAATTGGTCACCCTGATGGAATATATGGAGCGTCTGAAAATGAGTTGCTTGGATGGTTACACTATCTTAGAGAGGCATGTAAATATGCTATTAAATATAATAGTACACATATACTTTTGATGGAAGATGATGTTTTAACGCAATCAAAAGTTGTGATAGATCCAAAATGGGAATGTGCAGGACATTTTTATCCAAAAAGTAATAAACTTAATCCAAGACTTTTAGAATGGATAAAAAGAAAATACAATGTTTCTCCAAATGTTGATTGGTATGGTGCAGGTGGTGGAAGTGTTCTTAAGATAGATACTTTTTTAAAAAATTATCATAAAATATATGATTTTGTTGATGATGATTATGATAAAATAGTACAAAATATGGAATATCAATTTGGATGGCCTGATTTAATGATTAATGTTGCATATTTTATTTGTGGTAAAGATTATTCTGTAAATAATATTCTTACAGAATCTCATCTTACTCCTGATTATGAAAATTCAAAATTTTCATTAGTACATCAATATAAGAAATACTACTGAGTATTGACATATAAATAATATGTCCATAATAATGGGTGTTGACGCCTGAGGGCAACGTTGTTATAATATCCAAGTCAATCCGACACATCCAACAAAATCCGAGGTAATCCGAATGTCTTTTGCTGATCTTAAAAAGCAATCTAAACTTGGCTCTTTGACTGCTAAACTGGTCAAGGAAGTCGAAAAGATGAATACCACCAACACTGGTGATGATCGTCTTTGGAAACTGGACGTTGATAAAAGTGGCAATGGTTATGCCGTCATCCGTTTCCTTCCTGCTCCTAATGGTGAAGATCTACCATTTGTGAAGCTTTACTCTCATGCCTTCCAAGGTCCTGGTGGTTGGTACATCGAGAACTCTTTGACTACTTTGGGTCAGAAAGATCCTGTATCCGAGTACAATACGATGCTGTGGAACAATGGCACCGATTCTGGTAAGGATCTAGCACGTAAGCAGAAACGCAAACTGACCTACATCAGCAATATCTATGTGGTCAAGGATCCTGCCAATCCAGAGAATGAAGGCAAGGTATTCCTCTATAAGTATGGTAAGAAGATCTTTGATAAGATTACTGCCGCAATGCAACCCGAGTTTGAGGACGAGGAAGCAATCGATCCGTTCGACTTTTGGCAAGGTGCCAACTTCAAACTGAAGGCGAAGAATGTGGCAGGTTATCGTAACTATGATTCTTCTGAGTTTGCACGTCAGGATGCACTTCTGGATGATGATGATGCAATGGAAGCAATCTGGAAAGGTCAATATTCTCTGCAGGAGTTTGTTGCCGCAGACCAGTTCAAAGACTATGATGCTCTGAAGAAGCGTCTGGACTATGTTCTTGGTAATAAGGGCACTCCTTCTTTCCAGGACCAGGAAACTATCGAGGAAGAAGAAAACTTCCGTCGTGAAAGTCGTGGTGAAAATCTGGACGATCTGAGTGAAGATCGTGGTAAGTCTTTCAACTCTCCCGATATCACACCTTCAAGTAATGAAGATGATGATGATGCAATGAGTTACTTTGCCAAACTTGCCGAGTAAATGGGAAGGAGGGTTAATACCCTCCTTTTTTTATTTTGCTCTAGTATTTTCTGTTCTAATTAATGATTTATTAATAAATTGGGACGAATCACTATACACCATTTCAGTTCTCATATCATTTAAGAACTGCTGTAAGTAAGATGGTTTTAAAAGATAAATGGTTTGTTTCTTTTCATTTTCTCGTATTTCATACTGATAATTGGATATGGTAATTATAGGACTAAAGTATGCACTTGGTAGATTTGGATTTGGAATTTCAAAATCTTGATCAACTATTTTTCCTGCTGGAAGAACTAAATTGCCATCAGAATTTTTAACTTCTTTAGTTTCATAGTGATGATCGTTATTAATGTTTTCTAGACCATATTTACTTACGGTGTATTCGTATAGGTCTTTACTGGATAATGGCCACTGATCTCTGACATTAATAATATTAGCAGAAATTAAAACAACCCAATCCAAATCCGATTTACCATAGATTTCTTC